GGGGCATAGCCGGGCCAGGCGCCGGAGCAGCGCCGGGGGCACCCTGGGGATTCATCGAATCGAGGGTCTGTTGCTGGATCTTCTGGAGCTCTTGCCGCTTCTTGGCGAGCTCGATCTCTCGCTGCACGTCGAGCATCTTCTCGTGGTGGTCCTCCGACCCTCCTTCGCCCTCGGCGCCTTCCTCCATGGGCGGCGGTTGGGGCTCAGCGGGCATGGTGGCGTCGATCGGCGGCCCCATCACCATGGCCTTTTTCTGGGCTTCCTCATCGTGGGTTTCAGCCCGCTCTTGTGAGTGCTCGTTTTTGGGCAGTGAAGAACTCCCCTCCCCACTTTTCAGGATCCGGTCGGCAACTTCAGCCGCTGTCTTCTCGAACGGGAGAATCCGGTCAACGACGAGGCTGCCATCGTCTCTCCGCGTCATGACTGCGACTGCGGTCTTCTCAGAGCCCGGGGTCGCCATATCAAACCCAAACGCTCGAGCGATGAGCAGGTCAGCCTCGGCTTCTACGTGAGCATGCTTCACCGGCCCCGACGAGTAGTCGTTGGGTGGCGCCGTCAGGATCTGAGGCCGAGCACCGTTGTTGATCTCGAGCAGGACTTCACCGGGGTCGGCCACGTCAAACTCGATGTTCTTGTCGCTGGCATACTTCTCGTTGTCAACGAACAGCTTGGCGAACGTCTCCTGGTTCGCGAACTCCACCACGCGCTGGACCTGGTGGGGGGAGATACTTGGGTGTTCCCTTGCCAACTTGACGATGGTGTCGTTCAAAGACACGCCTTCGCACAAATAGCACGCCGCGGCTTGCTTCCCCATGGACTGCAGGTCAGCAGGAGATAATGCGGCGTAGGTGTTCTTAGTCTCGAGCCCAAAAGGAAGGTCAGGCATAGCTACCTCTTTGATTGCGAGAGTACCATGGGGGTTTACTCTAACTCACAACCTAGCATGGGGTAAAAATCGTGGGAAGAATCGCCACTAACGGAGACATCTTCATGACCGTGGACGAGACCGCCGTCATCCTCAAGCGCACCAATCGCACAGTGCACAACCTCCTACGGCGGGGTAAGCTGACACCTCATCGGTTCGACGACTCCAAGCGCACGTGGATAAACCTGGACGAAATCGAAGAGCACCTCATGGAGCGAGCAGGTGCCACCGGCCATCCAGGGGTCAAAACCAACTCAAACCGAATGAAGTGGTTACGCCGGTGGCACCCAGAGATCTTCCCTCATTCTTCCGGCTCAGGCAACTCTCCAAAGTGAGACGGGTCTGAGACCACGTCCAGGAGCTCGTCCGGATCGTGCTGCTCCCGCGTGACCTCCTTCGAGGGAAGGATGACGTCTGGTCTCGGCTTCACATAGTACGACGCTAGAAACCCGAACACCATTGCATGGAATGAGTCATCCGGATGACCCGGAGATGTCTTGTAGACGTTCATCCGAAGCCGATCGTTGTACTCCGAGTAGATGTTCAGGAAATCCATGGCAAAGGGGTCTTGGAACTCCTCCCACATAGGCAAGCAAAATACATCACCGCGCTTGATCGCGTTGAAGATGTCCGACATGACCTCCGTTCGATGGCACAAGTGTCGCGGTACGCCTAACGATGGGTCCCACTTGATCTTCGTCTTGACATTACCCACCCACTGGTACTTCTTAATCTTTTCCGCCCCGAAGTCACGAGTCAGCTCATCGTTGGGCCAAAAACCACCACCATAGTCAACCCCGACTTGGCGCACGTTGAAATCGTTGATCAGCCTGCGAATAACCGTTAGCTGCCGTCTTGGTTCTGACTCAATACCCTCAAACCGCTTCCACCAAAACCACGTCAATCGATCAGGCCTGAAAGGTAAATACCCGCCAAGGCAAACCACGGTATACGAAGCCTCACCCGTCCCCCAGTCAATACCCATGAAGATAGGATACTGGCGGCAATATTTGATGGCCTCTAAATAATAAGCCATCGACAGCTCATCCCAGCAGTTCCTTTGCACGTCTCTCCGAGTCAGTGGGCGCGTACCAGAGTCGTAACTGCGACCGAGCACCTCGTTGTGGAACTTGGCGCGGCTATACACACGCTGCTTGTTGCGTATGTCCGCCCACTCAATCCAAGGGACCATGAGCTGCGGTATTCGATACCCCTCGTACGGCTTCTCCACATTGGGGTTGGGATTCAACGACACCCACGTTGCGTCCTTGTCGTTGGCACGGATCTCTTTGCCGCACCGGTCGCAGATGAGACTCTCAACGCCTATGTTCTCCTCGTCCAGTATGTTCCAGTGCCAAGAGCCTGGGTCCTTTGGAGTGCCGTGCCGACGGCAAGGCACTGCCCACTCATTTTGTGTGGAGAAGCGCGACCAGTAGTGCTCGATGGCATTGTCGAGAGACTTCGGCGTGCCTGCGTAAGTGAACAACTTATACTCCGAGTGCGAGGCGCACTCCTCGATGACTGGAACGTTCTCCAAAAGGATGTCCTGGAACTCATCGATGGTGACCGCGTCCGTAGGAATGCCCCGGGTGCGGTCGGCGTTCAGGAACGCAAAGCGCAGCGTGATCTGAGAGTGATTGATGAACTTCTTCTCGAAGACGTTCTTGAGCAGCTTGCTGTTTGTGGTACGGCTAAAAAAAGGAGAGAGGTGAATTGGCTCAGCGATACGGTCGCGGCTGAACACTTTGGTCTGTTGATTAGAGGGGCTGACATACAGAGTTCTAAAGTACGGGTTGATGGCTGTGTACGCTAGGCAGCTGTTGCCTAAGAGCGTGGACTTCTCAACTTGCCGGCCCGCCATGAGCAGCTTGCGGCGCGCCGGGGTGTCGTAAATGGCCCGGAGATACCTGCGATCCTCAAAGCTGAAGTTCCTCAGCTTGCCTTTGTACGGGATCTTTACCGACGCCTCAACGAACAGCGAGGGGGTGGTAGGGACAGGGCCTTCGCGGTCTAGGAGCTTGGTATCTTCCTCCTCATTTGCCCACCGGTCGGCATTCCACGAAGCGTCATCATCAGAGTCGAATCTGTCCAGCGGACGGTCATCGAGGTTATCGGAGAGCGAGACTCCGTCCAGCATAAAATCAACCTTCCTGGTATAAGACAACCGTGACCTCAGCAAAAGAAAGACTAGCCCGTGAACGTCTACAGTGGGTAGAGCGCTGTAGGCAGGGAATTCTAGACGCCGTTGGCGCCGACGTTGTGCACGAACAGTTCAAAGTATTTCCCACAGTAGATCCTCTGCGGTTCATCCTCAAGATCTCACTGAAGATTCCGTTGGGTAAGGCCACCCGAGACCCCCTCCGCCAGTACATCCGGTGCTGCGCGCAGGAGCTTGGGTGTGAGGTGCCCATCATCAACATTCAAACCCGCTGGGTACAGGCCGAAGTGTTAACCCAGCAAAGAGTATGGAGTAGAGATGCAGCGACAGGTAAATTCAAGGGAGGCCGCAGATTTGAAGGCAGGCCTAGATGAAGTAGGTATGGGCCCGGTGGCCGGGCCAATAACCGCCGCAGTAGTAGTGTTCCCCAACAAATACCCGCGAATACCCGGAGTAGGGGACTCCAAAAAATTGTCCAAGAATAAGATCTATTGTCTAGCGCCTGAGATCATGAGGAAAGCCACCTACGTGGGCATTGGATGGGCGCACCCCAACGTCATCGATTCCGTCGGCAAGCAAGAAGCCTGGCGACGCGCGTGCCTTGACGCCCTAGAAGGTATGCCCGCCGTCGGTCACCTCTGGGTCGACGGGGTCATCAGCATCCGGGGCTACAGAGGGTACCAGGACTGCATGGCCAAAGCGGACGACAAGATCTGGTGGGTGGGGGCTGCAAGCATCGTAGCCAAAGCCGTGCGAGACCACGACATGATAGAAATGAGTCGGCACTACCCCGGCTATGGGTGGGTAACCAATGCCGGCTACCCCACTGCGGAGCACATGAATGCCATACTCAAAAAGGGCACCACCCCTTACCACCGGATGAGATTCTTGAAGAAGCTACTCAAACGGGGAGGTCGGTAGGATGGCTTGCATAGGTGAGTCAGCAGACCTAAGGGCCTGCACCTTTCTAGCTGCCTTCTCTTCAGCGCGGTCAAGGACGCTTTTAGCGGCAGGCATCACCTCCCGCCGCGCTAGCTGAGACATCACTAGGCCTGCGAAGGAAGATATCTTTTGGAGCTCATCCCTCAAGCCGTTGTTCCACGCCCATTCTCCTCCGCTGGAAGCCGTCTTCACTCTGGGTTGCTGCTTCTGCTTGGCCCTCTTTCTCGCCGTGTAAGCTATACCACCACCTAGGGCGGCCAAGCCGCCAGCCGCTGCGGGCAGCATCCAATTGGGTCGCTGTCTCGTCGCAGGCGCAGGCGCAGGTGGCGCCCACCGCGGACCTCCCGCTGACGCTATTGGGTCTACAGCTTCCGAAGCGACGTCCTGCTTTCTACTCTTCGGCTCCTTGCGCGGGGAAGGCGCACCTTTAGGGGCCGGACGATAGTACTTGCCTCCTGCTTCCCCTACCTCCGGTCTTGACCCTCGTACCTTCCGAACGTTTCGCGCTGCTGCATGAGCCGCAGCGTCTGCCGACCCTGGTCTGGCCCCTACTGCACGGGCCAGCGAGCTAGCACTTGCGCTCCTCGCCTGAGCACCCATGCCTAGCAGTAGAGTTCCTTCTACGGAGGGGGTCACGGTGTGCTTATGCTGACCCAGAAACTCTCCAGAGCGGAAAGGCAGCGGGTCTACCGCCTTACCGCCAACAATGTTGGGGCCTCTCACGTCCCCGAGTACCCAACCCTTCGCTTTGGCTTGGCCGAGCATCTGCTCCAACTCTGGTCTCATAGCCGCCATCTGCGCTCGAGTAGGAGACGCGCCTGGAACGAACTCATGGAAGGTGACATGGCGACCGCCCTCCATGCCGGAGCCGTAAGTCTTCGCCAAGCGAGGGTGGGAGAACTCCTGAC